CCTTCTCTGCTACACTGTGAATGATATCGGGCAAGTTACTCATCACCAGGCTCTGTTTCATCATCCCAAAAATGTCGCTCACATTCTCCTCGTTGAGTTCCGTCTGGTTCTCTATACAGAAATTGTAAGCATCTTGAATAAGATTTTGTTTGATCTCTGGCGGTATAACATAGGTAAGGATAGGATCCGTACCCCCCTTAGCAATGACAGGAAAGGCTTTCCATTCATCTGCTAATTTATCAGTCACCTCTTTCCACCCTTTTGAATGAGACTCCTTTTGCTCAGGAGTCATAGGGGGAGCTCCTGCCGCTGCCGGAGGTGGTGCCTCCGCTGGCAGTACTATTCCAGCTTTTGTCTCAGTCAGTGACTTACGTGCTCCCTCGGCCTCGCTCTGTAGAGTGAGCTTATTTAATTCAAGTTCACTCTCGTCCACCTGGTCTGGATCCAGCTGGAAATGCTTCTCAAACTTCTTACGGAGGTTGACCTCCTGCCCTATCAAATTAGGCTTGTCCATAACTTCCTTCATGACCATGATATCCAGATCTTCAAGTTTGTCGATCTCGGTGTTCATTAGTTTGTTGAAAGCTCCCCAGTTTGATACTCCGGTTTTAAGGACAAACTGATTAAACAGGGCGATGTTCTCGTTGGCGTAACCAAGGGGTCGGCCACTGACTGTTTGCTCAAGGGTCTGGTTCTTCTCTCTCAGCGTCCCCAGCTCCTTTAGCTGATCACCTACCTTTGCCTCCTTCGCTTCTTTTACACTCTTGAATGATCCTCCGAACATCTCGCTCAGAATCTCCTGTTCAATTTTCTCCCTGGTTAGCGTTGGTGGTATACCGGCTGGTGGTGGATCCGTTGTTGGCGGGTCCTGTGGTGGATCGGTCGGCGGGTTGGCCGGAGGATCCGCTGGGGGTGGACCGGCTGGAGGAGGATCCGCTGGGGGATCTCCCCCCTGTGGTCCTACAACCGCTGCCACTGTTTCCCCAATATCGAAGCCCAGATCCTGCATTTCTTTAAGATCCGGATTTGCTGCAATTTCTTCTGCTGTGTACTGTGTCTTTGCCATCACTGTTAATTTTAATTATTACTTGGTACTGTCGTCTGTGTCTTTTCTGGTTTTAATTGTTCTTTGAGGATATCGGCAGTCTTGGTAGCGGCGATCTCCTCCATCTTATTATCATGCTTCTCCTCCTCGAGGCGTATTTTCTCATTGGTTTGATGGGTCTCAAATTCTTTCTTACGCTCAAACTCATTCTGAGCGGCTTCCTCTGCCTGAGCGGCTTTCTCTGCCTGCACGGTGCTTGCCCTCTTGGTGGCCATCTCCTCATTTTGCTGAGCTATCTTAAGCTGCTCCATCTTATTTTGTTTACTACGGTATCCCATAACGGCCTCGGCGAGGCGCACGTTTCCCCCCTCCACAAGGCGGGAGATCATAAGGTAGTCACCATACTCGAGAGCTATGACCCCATTGGCATCGGCCTGTGTTGAGGCTTTGGCAGTCTCGAGGAGAGCCATACGCTGCTCCTGGTTCGGGCGTGCCTCGATCTTGATATGCATATCGGCATCCAGCACATCGGATCCTATTGATAGGATCTGCAGGGTGGACTTACCCACAACGGGATAGTAAACATCATAAGACTGTTTGGAATGTTTGATGATAATCTGTAGGCGCAGCGCAATATTACGACACATATACTCCTTGATACTGATGTACCCCGAGTACATGGGTTTAAGGGCATTGTTGGTGGCAGCGATAGCCATACGTGAGGTGCCTACCGGTTGATTAGGATTAGGTGTCGTAGCATCGGCGATCTCATTAATTCCGGTGAGGTCGCGGATAAAGTTGAAGTTGAGCTCAAATAGCTGGACTGACTCCTCGAGTGTCCTGCCCAGACCACCCTCCAATTCCTGTATGGGTTTTCCTGCGTGGGGTGAATTGACATATCCTCGGTGTGTTGTAGCTCGATAAACTATATCTCCCAGGCCGCGCCGTATTTCCAGGATCTGCAGAGGCTCCATATTCTTACCTCCCAGGACCATGTTCTGCAGTGAGGAAAATTCCACAGCTATACCTGAAGGTGAGGCTACGGCGATAGCATTTTGTAGTTTGAGCCAGGTCAGTTGTATCTGGTCCAGGTTGGGCTGCATAAGAGAGATCAGTGAGCGTCCCGGGAGCTTATACACGTGAAAACTTAGAGCTACCTCTTTTTTCCCCGGACGGGGGATATCGAACTGATATCCATAATCGAAACATTTCTTGGTACCTATGATCCATTTGGCACGGTAGACGGTCTTTCCGCGGATCTCATGGGTAACGCGGGTCTCAGTATTCCACTTCTTGCCCCAGTCCTCATCATCCTGAGGGTAGTATCCTTCATTGCCATTCTGTCCTATGCGTTTCTGCTTATACTTGATATCAGTACTCTTGATCTCGGCATCGAGAACATCTATCCAGAAATCATCGTACTTAAATCCTCCGTCATCGGCTCTCATATCATCACCCCCCCAGTTTGAGAGTGAAGGGTTGCGGTTTATTCCCTGATAGCGGGTAGCCAATTCGCGAAGCTCATTTTCAGGGATCTCGGGTGCCAGAGCACGGATATCGATGATCTTCATGGGGATGATCTCGCCGGCCCACTCTGAGTTGCGATGGTCACCATGCTTAGAATACTGGATGATCAGGCGTGAGGGATTGACGTAGCGGCACCGGGCTTTCCCGGTATATTTATCAACATAATCCCTGGAAGCACCAATAGCAATATCCATAAAGTCGTTGAAGATCTTGCGCTTGATCTCTTTCCAGTCGGAGATATACAAGGTGTAGTCTATACCCCTCTCCATGGCAAATTCTTTCTTGAGTTTGAGGCCGCCCAGCTCCTCATATACCTGGAGCTCCTGCATGTTCCCGGGAAGGAATTCATCCTCCCCACGCTTGACCCTCATGTTGCGATCGATGTAATCAATCTCCTTTTTATACTGAGCCCTAAGCCAGAGTTCCCACTTTTTCTCCTCACGCTCTTTGCCACTGATAGGATCCACGGCTGTAGCTACGATATCATGCTCCTGGGCCTCCATTATGCCAATGACCACGTTCTTAAATTTCACTGCAGGGGAAAATATATCCCAGTTGATATTTAGCCATCCCTGCCTCTCTGCTTGCGGAGGTGCTCCCTTCTCGGATTCCCCTAATAGGATATCCTGGTATATCTCCGGATCCTGTGTGCCGGCACCATAGGATCTAAGACTTTGGAACTCGTTGAGTTTGGAATATGGGAGGGCTGTGGTGTCTCTGATCCATGCAGCATACATGGCTTGGCAGAACTTAACACACCAGTCATGATCTTTTAACTTGGGGTTTATTTCGTGCTTAGGAAACGGATACTCACCGGTACGGTAATCGGTTACATTAATCACGGCCGTATTATTTTTTTATCAAAGTACAATAAAATTATTAACATTTTTTAATGCCGCCGGTTTTTGTGATATGTTCGTTTCTTAAAATAATTTGTTACATCGGACTCCTCATCCTGTATTCTCTGGAACTCATCGTATATTGTCATGGTACCCAGGAGGGCATATCCCCCGGCTGTGAATAAGTCAAAATCGGTCATCTCCTCAGGTCCTCCAATATCCCGGCATTGCTCCAGGACATCGATATGCATCTCCTCATCTATCTCATTCTCTATCCAACTCATGTACTCGGTAAAAATATCCTGTTTGATCTTCTCCGAAGTGGATGCTCCGGGGTTCACTTTAAATTTCTGTGTAGCCACATCGAAGCGGTGTAAAAGAAAATTACGATACCCCCGCTGTTCAAAATAATCTATGAGTAGATCCACGTTCACCTCAGGGAACATCTGCACGCCATAGTACACACACATCATAAGCATATCCTCGGCATATATCCACTTATCGCGGGTGCGATTGGAGTAAGTACACACAAAGCGGCGTTTCTTCTGCAGCTGCCCGGATATCACCTCGTACTTCCCCTTACGTAGTACAGCTCCTGCAGCATCGGACTTACGATTACCTTCGGTCTTATTAAACTTGAAGGGGTCACCACCGGCCACACCGTATGCAGTGTTGAGGGGCTGCCAGGTCTGCTCATACTTATCCCACCGCTTAAGGTTAGACTGATCATCGTTGAGGATATGTGATATTTTGAACTTCCCCCCGGGCGTATCATAGAATTCCACTTTAGTGTCACGCTCGTTATTCACCCAGCGGAAATTACCTATACGCATGGGCACATCCTTATCGAAGCGCAAGTCATCAATGCGGTCCTCGAGCTTATTTGTGTTGAATCCTGAATCCTTTGCCCTGGGACGGAAGCACTCCCTCCAGCTCAGGGGATAAAGACGTATCTCCTCAGAGAGCCCTTCGGTATCTCCGGCAAGACGATATCCCCGCCGCTTGTTCTGCAGGTACTCCCTGGCTCCAATTTTTCGATTGATATACTGAGCTTGCTCCTTGGTAGGTGTCTCAATAATAGACATCCCATAACGGTCTACAAATCCCTCGAGACCATCATCCGCGGGAAAGAATAGGTTTGCTAATCCGGATACCGTCTGGCCATTCTCTGTGCGGTGATGGTAATGGCTGAGCTTACATTGGTGCTCGAATACTTTTCCTCCCCCTTTCTCCATCTCCCCTACCGTTGAGGTTTTTATTGTGAACCCTATGATATCGGCTCCTGTAACTAAGCACTCCTTTACTACCTGGTGACGCTCCCAGCAATTATTCGGTGGCTTAAGTTTACCTACCTCATCGTCATGGTGGAAGTACAGTTTATCACCATCATATTCTCCCTTGTCTGCAGACCCGTAGTTTATCTTACTCTCCAGGCCTACCTCCACACCTATGAGCGCCCCGCGTGAGGATATCCTGGTCGCCGGTGGCTCGAAGGACATTTCTGTTTTAGGATTAGTAGAGCCTTCATAATTAGGTTTGAAGAAGAAAGGTAATTTCTTCCAGGGACTTACCAGATGTTTAGTAAAAGCCTTCCGTGCTGAGGTATCATTCATTGACTGGATCCCTCCCCAGGCATTGGAGGTACGAGAGATAATTTCATAGTTTATACATTCGGCGCGGTAGGTCGCTCCTTCCCTTCTGTGTTTTGGATAATTAAGCCCGTAAAAAAGGCGGTGGCCGGTATCTATCATCTCATACTCGCCATGCTCATCAGGTATAGCCCAGCCCTTATCATCCAGGTGTAGGAAATTACGTTTCTCGTTGAGGATACTCCTGACGGCAATAAACCACCGGCGGTCCCTGTCGCGGTAGTGAGGAAGGCCTATATCTATGGTCCACCATCCACAGTAGAAATAATGCCAGCCATCCATATATGTAGGCTTGCCATTGATATATATCCAATAGCCGTTAATGCGGCGTTCCCATTGATCTTGGATAAATTTTATCTCCTTACCATAAGACCCTTGATGATCCTCCAGGAACACCCATATCTCGTTGAGGGTTTCAAAGCGACCCTCCAGCTCCTTTAATCTCTTAGGTATTTTGGGTGGCCGCCATAATTGCTGAGCTGCAGGGAGTCCGAAGTTTTGTATAAGATGCTCCTCGGGCATATCAGGGAGATCGATCTTGATGGGGATGAGGTCGCGGTCATCAACATTAACCTCTATGAAATAATCCTGATCCTTATAATCCCTAAAAACTTCGGGATCCACCTCCGGGTACTTGCGTATGAGCTGTGCGAAGGCGAGTCCCATGATTAATATTCTTCTTGTTCGGCCTCCTGCTGCTTAGCTATACGGGCAATATCTTCCGGACGCAGGTTGAGGCGTGCTGTTTCAACATACCGGAGTAAGGTATCTCGGAGCTCCGGATTATTATCCTCGGCTGTAAGTTCGAGCATAATATTCTCCAGCTCCTCCTGGGTTTGTTTCATCTTCCCTACATTTTTCATCTCGCCGGCCATTATCTCGAGCATCATCCGGTAAAACGATTCCTC